AACAGAGTTCAAATAAGTGACGCTTCATCTGGAACGTCAAGACATTATGAAAACGGCACTCTAACTGACACGACCATTAATATAGTTAATTGCCACGGAGACCTAGCATGAGTACACTAACGGTCACAAACATCAAAGCCACAGGCGAAACAGCTAGTCGTGCAGTCTCAGGGGTTGCGGCGGCTTGGTGTGATTTTAACGGCACAGGCACACTCAGTATTCGAGATAGTCTAAATATTAGCAGTATTACTGACAATGGAACAGGTAATTATGCTCTTAACTACTCATCGTCTTTTAGCACTGCAAACTACGCTGTGCTATGCAGTGGTGTCTCCGAATATAACCATTCCAGAGGCCCAACTTTTCAACTACAAGTAGCTGTAGATGGAAGCCAAGATTTAATTTCTAAAGCAACAAGTAATACAACTCTTTATTCAGGTATCGGGGCATCATCATCGGCTAATGGTTCATCTTATGACCATAAAGGTAATTATGTAGCAAGTTTAGGAGACTTAGCATGAGTACACTAAACGTATCAAACATCTCCGATGGCACAACATCCGTAGGCACTGGCTATGTCGTCAATGGGTCGGCTAAGGCTTGGTGTATGTTAAATCAATCCGCAACGAATGACGCTTTTTATGATAGCTACAACTTCTCATCATCTACAGATGACGGGACGGGTAAGACTACAGTAACATTTGCTTCTGGCATGGCGAATGCAAATTACGCAACTCCTAGCATGACAGAAAGTGGCACAGGCTTTAACGATGTGCGAACTTTGAATAGAGATAGCTCTCAAACTCGTGGGTCTAGCAGTTACTCTTTTTACAACTGCCACAGCGGCAATTACGCTGATAATTCTCAATATGTTAGTGTTGTTTTCTTTGGAGACCTAGCATGACGCACCTCTGGGAACGCTTACTCGAAGCTAAGTCACGTCTAGCCCCTGTGCAGTCTAAGTATCGTGTGCTGTTCGAAGACCCGAATGCACCAGACGAACCTGCCAAGGTGCTTGTCCCTGATCCTAACTGGATGGCTGCGGCACTGGCTGGGGGTTACCTCCCTCCCATCGACACCTATCAGCGTGATCGCTTGGTTCCTGATGGAGAGCCAAAAGAGCATCCGTATGCAGAGCCTATCGGTGCTATGACAGAAGAAGAGGCTATTGAGTATTTGGTAATGAAAGACATCGATCCTGCCGTGTGGCGGGATTACAAAGGTAACAGAACGATCATGAAGATTGTACCTGTTGAAATGATCCCTAGCGATCGGTCATTTAGAAATGCTTGGGTAATTGCCCAACCAAAGGCTGAGGAGGTAGCATGAAAAAGATTGTGCCACCATCAGATGAAATGCTTGAATACATAAAGCTGAACATGAAAGTTCAAGATGGCGTTGTTGTTTGGACAAGCACAAAGTTCAAACGAAAAGAAACCCAAATGTGTGGATGGATTGATGATGGCGGCTATCAAAGAATAGGTCTGCCTAATAAGAAATGTGTTCGTGGTCACCAAGTGGCATATTTTATTTATACAGGAAAATGGCCTGATAAATACGTCGACCATATAAATGGCAATCGCACTGACAATTCATCAGAAAATTTGAGACTTGTAGATGATTTTGGCAATACCAGAAACACACGAGTAGTTAAAAACAATACTGGCTATCAAGGCGTATCCTTTGCGTCAGGAAGTTGTAAAACTTTATACAAGTCAGAAATTATGATAGAAGGTAAAAGAAAGTACCTTGGATCATTTAAAACAGCCGAAGGTGCATTTGATGCATACAAAGCGGCATCACTCAAATTGCACGGCGAACATTCGCCATTCGTAAATGGAGAATAAACCAATGACAACATACATTAATATCAATGGAGATGTTCGTGATGCAGCATCTCTTACCGTCCCAACAGACCGTACCTTCAGGGGTGCTTGGCAATTCAATGGCAATGCTGTTGAAGTAGACATGGCGGCTGCACGTGACATCCACAAGGACAACCTACGTGCAGAACGTGCGCCTCGCTTGGCTGATCTGGATGTTGCCTACATGAAGGCTCTGGAAGCTGGCTCTGGTGCGGCTGAGATTGCAGCACAGAAGGCAACACTGCGTGACATCACAAATGACGCACGTATTACAGCGGCAAGTACACCTGATGAACTCAAGGCGCTGGACTTGGCTACCCTGTTGGGAGAGTAACACATGAGTAAGGCACGACAGTTAGCAGACTTGGGTAACGTCTATGACGATGGTGCCTTGTCTCACAGAAATATGGTGGTGAACGGTGGAATGACCGTGGCACAGAGGGGAATAAGTACAAGTATTACATCCGCAGGAACTTACTTTTCGCCTGATAGATTTGAAGCAGGTATAACAGGTACAGACCAACTTGCTGCCACACTATCGCAATCCACAGTTTCACCTGATGGTTTTGCTAACTCATTAAAGTTTGAGGTTACAACTGCCGAAACAACTTTAGATGCAGATGAGATTGTTACTATTAGACAAAAGTTTGAAGGGCAAGATTTGCAAAGAATAGCAAAAGGGACTTTGTCTGCCAAACAGGTTACTGCATCTTTCTGGGTGCGCTCATCTAACACAGGTACATATATTCTTGAACTTTACGACTCAGATAACACAAGACAAGTCAGTAAGTCTTATACTGTAAACTCTGCGAATACTTGGGAATACAAAACAATAACCTTCCCATCGGATGCAACTGGTGCATTTGATAATGATAACAACTTGTCTATGTTTTTCATGTTCTGGTTGGCGGCTGGCTCAAATTATACAAGCGGAACGCTAAACACATCGTGGGCATCTGCAACTACAGCAAATAGAGTTGTGGGTCAGACTAATCTAATAGCATCCACAAATGATTTTTACCTCACAGGCGTCCAGTTGGAAATCGGGGACACTAGTACCCCCTTCGAGCATCGGTCATACGGGGATGAACTGGCGAGGTGCCAGAGGTATTATGAAAAACTTGGTGCATCTGGCGCAAATGGAAACTACGCTGGTCTAGCAGTAGGTTATTCGGGTAGTACAGGAACGGGAGGTTCTTTTTTAATTTCAGCTAGTCCAAAAAGAGTAAGCCCCACTGTCTCTTCGACGGGCACACTAAGATACATTGCTCCGACGTCAACGGGCACATGGAACTTAGCGGGGGATTCTTATATAGATACTTCTGGAGTAGGGTACATTAATGTAAATTCTTACTCTCCGTCTGTTACCACTGGTCACGCTATGATTCTTACAGCCAATAATGATGCAGACGCTGGAATTATATTAGATGCGGAGTTATAAAAATGAATATTCAATCGGCTCAATACATTAAAAATGACAGCGATCAAAACGCATCTATTAAATGCGTAATTGATGGAGTTATACACGCCGTACCAATGGACCCCGCCAACCGCCACTACGCAGAAATCATGCGGCAGGTTGAGGCTGGGGAGCTAACCATTCAGGAGGCTGACTGATGGCTCCTGAAGAACTTGAAGCAATGTTAGACAGGGCAGCTAAAAAGGGTGCAGCAGAGGCATTGCGTTCTTTAGGATTACATGACGAAGATGCAGCAAATGACCTACGTGATATGCGTAGTTTACTTGACGCATGGAGAATGACCAAGAAGAGTATTTGGTCTACAACCGTTAAGATGGGTACAGTAGCTGTACTAAGCTTTATAGCTGCTGCAATGTGGATGTCTTTAAAGTAAATGTCAGCTTTAGATCAAATAAGAATAGCTGCTGAAGATGATCTGGTAACCTTTATTAAACTTATAGCACCAGAGCAAGTACTAGGGCAATGTCACGAAGATGTCTGCAATTGGTGGACAAGAGAAGATAATAAGTCGCATCAGCTACTCCTATTCCCTAGGGACCACGGCAAGTCACGGCTTATAGCTTACAGGGTAGCATGGGAACTAACCAAAGACCCAACACTTAGAATACTTTATATCTCAGCAACAGCTAACCTAGCAGAGAAACAACTAGGCTTTATCAAAGGCATACTTACATCTGAGATATACAGACGGTACTGGCCTGATCACGTAAACTTTGATGAAGGCAAACGTACACGATGGACCAACTCAGAGATTATGTTGGATCATCCTTTAAGGAAGAAAGAAAATGTTAGAGACCCTTCGATCTTTACTGGTGGACTTACGACTTCGCTTACAGGACTTCATTGCGACATCGCAGTCCTTGATGATTGTGTCGTTTACGAAAATGCTTACACAGGCGAGGGAAGGAATAAAGTCAAAAGTCAATACTCTCTTCTCTCCTCTATTGAAGGTGCTGAAGCGAAAGAGTGGGTCGTAGGTACTAGGTATCACCCTTCTGATCTGTACAATGATCTTCTTCAAATGATGGAAGACCAGTACAACGAGAACGGTGAGAAGACAGGTGAAGAGAATATCTACGAGGTATTCGAGAAACCAGTGGAAGACCTAGGGGATGGCACAGGTGAGTTCCTCTGGCCTAGACAGCAACGTAAAGACGGTAAGTGGTTCGGGTTTGACATTAAGATTCTCGCTAAGAAACGGGGTCAGTACTTAGACAAAGGCCAGTTCAGAGCACAGTACTACAACGACCCTTCTGATCCAGACAACGTACCCGTAGGCAGCGAAAAGTTTCAGTACTTTGATCGTAAGCATTTAAAAGAAGAAAACGGATACTGGTTCTATAAAGACAACAAGTTAAACCTGTATGCAGCCGTTGACTTTGCATTTAGTTTATCTAAGAAGGCTGACTCAACAGCTATCGTTGTCATAGGAATAGATGCCGACAACAATGTTTATGTCTTAGATATTGACAGGTTCAAGACTGATCGCATCTCAGTTTACTTTGATCACATCTTTCATCTGGTCAACAAGTGGTCATTCAGAAAAATGAGGGCCGAAACAACAGTAGCTCAGATGGCTATTGTCAGACAACTAAAAGAACTAATCAAACAACATGGGTTGTCTTTAAGTATCAACGAGTACAGACCTAATAAGAACCAAGGCAACAAACAAGAACGGATAGCTTCTATTTTGGAACCTCGTTATGATAACATGAGCATGTGGCACTACAGGGGTGGCAACATTCAAATACTAGAAGAAGAGTTGTCTTCTCGTAACCCTGCACACGATGACGTTATAGATGCCTTAGCTTCAGCAGTTGACATGGCAGTTAAACCTTCTAGGAAAATCTTTAGAAGCAGAGACAACGTTGTACAGTTTAATAAAAGATTTGGAGGCGTTAGCTTTGGCTAAAGGTACTTTAAACAAACCAAGAGAAAAACAATGTTATCTTTGTGGAAAATCCTTTCTTCAAG